TATATTACGAGTTTTGCTCATATACGCGCTGTCAGACTAAAAGAACCCTTTTTCAAATGGTGCTCGTAGTTTGCTAAGTGTTTCTCAATCTTGCCATCTTTCGATCCTCCGAAGTAAGGTATTGCCAGCCGCCGATCCAATAGCGTTTGGTTTATTTCGATGCCGCCGACCTCGATTTGTGCCAGGTATCGACCGAATTTACCTTTTTTATCTCGATGCGTTTTAGCTATGACCGATGCTCCCGGTGGCAACATACCCTTAACGTAGTCTTTTGCTAATAGTCCGATGGCTTTTGTCTCCGGTGTTCCTCCTCGAATTTCAGCGGTGTCGATGCCCCAAAGCCGACACGATTCGTTCTTTTTGGTGAGGTTAAAGCCAACGTCAAAATCCAAAATTATTGAATCACCATCAATCACACGTATTACTGTCGCTGGATATATTCGATGCACTTCCATTGGATGCCTCCGGTGAGATTTTATTGATGTTTGCTTGTACCGCATCAACAAGCGCTTTAGCCGATTTAAAATCTTTGTAAAACTCCATTCGCTCTTTCGCATTATCTGGCGCCCTTATCTTAAAATCACAAAACTTACTTTTGAATTGAATCATTATTTTCCTTCGATGCTTTTGTTGCCCGAAATACCTTGTTGTACAGTTTTGCGCGATTACCGTAGACCTCGCCGATGCGCTGCAATTCACTTAATGTGAATTTCCGCTCTTCATTGTTCTTTTCGATGCTTTCGATGTGCTCAAGGCCAAACCGTTCAATCATCCCCTTGCGCATTTCAACGAAATTACCAGCCGAGTGCTTGTTGCATCGCTTACACTGACCTGCGCAACATTTCGGATTAAATCGATATTTCGATGAACCTTTGCCGGACAGAGAACGTGAAATGTAATGGCCGCAGTCGAAACCATAATTTTTCGATGTCTTCGGATTCTTGACAGTTAACGGTCTGCCGCAACTCACGCAATTTTTGTTTTTGTCTCTCGCTCTGATGTAGGCGTTAAAATTTCTTTGTGCCGTTTTGATGTGGTCTTCCATTGTTTTGAGCCGTTCCTTACGTTCGGTCAAATCAGCTCGCTGCATACGTGCGTGCATCTTTTTGGCCGCTGGCGACTTCTGGTATTCGGTGAAGCATTCCCAAGAACAAAGCGCGACCTTGGTTTTATCCTCCGGTGTCAGAATCCCGCCCGAGGTCACTTTTGCCCGACACATCTTGCATCTCCTCATTTTGTTCCTCCAACATACGTTTTTTGACAAACTCAAATACTTCGATGAACTCCTCTGCATCAATCCCATCAATTTTAATTGTCACTTCAATCGCCATTATCGAACTCCATAGCTACGCTGCGTTGACCTCTCGCCGATAACATTTGTCGCGATGGATGCGAATACAGGTTTATCGTGCCTTCAAAACTGCCGTATCGTTGTTTTGCGACGATGAGTTTTTGACAAGCATGAGTATCGACGTACTCTTGTTCCTCGATGGTGAGGGCTTCGCCATACATATCCCGTTGAGCAATGAGGTTAGATTTCTTTTTATTGAACCAGACTAGAAACACGGTGCTCGATAAATCGACAATAGCCCCGTTACCCCTAATGGTGTGACGTTGAGGTATCTGGTGCTCTCCCTCATTACGTTTTTCCAAAGCGTGATGTACCAGCATGATGTGAATATCAAGCATCCTGGCTAATCCGGTGAGCGCGACTACGAACTCCCTCTCCGCGTCGAGGTCGTTGTTGATACCGCACATCATCAAGCTGTCGAGACAAACGACTTTGCAGCCAGCCTCCGCAAAAGCTCTGACAATGCCTAGCGCCATCAGTGGCGGTACTGTCCCTCGATAGTCAAATCCGAAAAGCCGCTGGTCGCTGAAATTATTAAAATCTGTAATGAATTTATCGGAAGGCCGAACTCCTGAACCCGCCGCTTGGTAAACCATGATTTCGGCTAGGTCTTCCAAGTCCATCTCAAAGCTCGCAATGCCGACTTTCGTTTGTGTCATTAAAAAAAGCAGTATTTGACTGCAAAGCGTTGTTTTTCGATGTCCCGCTAGTCCCGCAAACAAGGAAACTTCTTTCTCCCTTAAACGAACTAATGGGGCCGCTTTCCCCCACGGCAAAGTAAAGCCAGCTTCGTGTCTTGGATTGTTGAGTCGATCAATGATTCGCTCGTTGATGTCAGCAAAAGAGGTAATGCGTTCTTCGCTCGCTTCGGCCATTGCTTTTTGTAGGTCTTCCCTACTAAATTCTTGTACGTCGATTCTGTTCATATCCCCATGTCTTTAGGCGCCGAAATATTCCGATTTCGGCTCTTATATTTGTTTACTTGTTTTGATGTGGTGCTCTCGTGGCGTTTTCCGGGCGTTTTCGTGGCGCTTTGCTGGCGACGCTCTTGATAGATGTCGTAGTTAGTTATTGTAATAATTGAATATTTATGGCGATTTACCTTGTGCACCATGTTGGTCGTTATAGCGTTCGTGATGAAGCGCCTAATTTGGTGTTCTGTGACCCCTAATCGCTTGGAAAATTCTTTTCTGCCAAAGATAAATTGCCCTTTTTTGAGCACTACGACGCGGTTATTAATGACTGATTCTCGTCTGTCAAAATTCGCTAGCAAAAGAAACTCAATCCAGATTTTTAGATACACTGGATTTTGATAGACCCAGTGTTTTCTGAGATTTCGATGAAGGCATATCCATCCCGGCCCGGCTAACCCGGAGTTTTGCTTGGACGTATCGCTCGTAATCGGATTCGGAAGGTTTGGTGATACTGTTTTCATGGATAAAAACTATCGTCCTCTCCAACTCAAGGTCGAAATCAGAACGAGCGTTGTAAGATTTGTTGAAAAACATTTCATGCGTCTTAATACCCAGCGCTTCACAGATTGCCTCGTAACTGCACCCGGCGTGACAATGCACCAGCCACCTATCCCGACCTCTGCGGATGTAAAATGAAGGAGAGCTGTCATCATGCGCCGGACAGCAGCAAACCCACTGATCGTCCGACAGTTGTTTGACTTTTTTAAGGCGATCATAGCCAGGAAAATTTGCCAGCATGAATTTCGCTCACTTCCATGCAGCGCCAATAACCCTCTGGCTCTTCAATTAGGAAAAAGGTGCGCGTTCCCTTTGCCTCTGCTTTTTCCATTTTAGAAATTGCTGGCTGCGTTAAATTCCATGTTTCCGCAACTTCGTCTTGCGTAAGGTTATAGCTTTCACGCCAAGGTTTAAGCGTTAACCCTAGTGTTTTCGGTATTTCAAACTTCTTCACTGATTTACTCCATATTTATGAGTATTACTCATAGTTAAGTGCACAAAAAAACCCATTTAGTGAGTTTTTTTGTAAACATTAATCGTAATTCGTCAATCGCGGGGATAAGATCGAAATATGCTTATTACAAAGTCCCGCGATAACTTTGAGGTCTTTGACAGCGTTCTTTGCCTCATTCACCGCTCGTTTAGTCGGGTCACTCGACGGCAATAGATACGTTGGCGGTACTTCCAGCTTTTCAGCTATTGCCAAAAATGTGCCTAAATACAAAGGACTGTCCAAACCCCGCCGTTCATATTTGGCGTAGTTCTCTTTACTCATGTTGAGTTCGACGGCCATGTCCTCTTGAGAAATTTTTAATTCTCTCCTTCTTTGTTTCACTTTGTCCTTAATAAACGTGATGCTCGGATGGCTCATGCCAAACTCCTATTGCTTCCTCTTGCCATAACCAAGAGATCATTCTCTCTTTGGCCTGGCCCCCCTGACAGCTACAGATATTAATTTGTACAGGTATTTTGGTTTCTTTTTAATTTCTTCACCTAACTTAACAGTAAAGGCTTTGTTCTCTTCTGCGACAACATAATACTCGCCATAAGTAATACCCTTAGTAATTGAAGCTATATAGGAACAACCTTCTGGAAATTCGTAGTTACGACCCCACGCGTCAAATTTAATGGGCGTATCACCATAAATCTCCACAATTTCACCAGCCGACACCTTTAAGGTTTTGTTGTAGGGGACTGAGCAATCACTGACGAGATGCTTAACTCGCCAAAAATAAGGAAATGCCTCGTCCTCTGTATAATTAAAAAAATCTAAATCGAAATGCTCGCATATACTTAAATAAGTATTTAGCTCGATTTTATCTTGCTTTAAAATCTGCCCTAATCGATTTTTCGACCAACCCATCGCCAAAGATTCGGCGGCTAGAGATGAGCGATCCGATTTGAGCGCAGCTTTTACATCTACTGCTAATTTTCCCACATTCATAACTTTGTCCTGAATCTGATCTATAACTAATATTTATAATAAATTCAGACAGCTTTATAAATGAGTTATAACTTTAATTATTATTTTGTTTTAACGATATGCACTATACAGGTTCGTGCAAAATAATAAAACACACCATGATTGTGCATTTTTACTAAATTTTTTAAAAAATACCCACTATTAGATTGTTCTCAGACCGTCAAAAAAATGACATAGTGTTGAAACTGGTTATGAGATATTGTCTTTAGATATAACCTCTTGTTATACTAAGACCATGAAAACAGATTACGAAAGATTAGCCAGCGCATTTCGCAAGGAACAAATTAGACGCGAAGAGCGCGGCGAGACACCGCTGACACAAGTAGGTTTAGCCAAAGAAATAAACCTTACACAAACAGCGGTTTCGAAAATGATGACTGGTGCAATGGATTTACCAATGCCTCGGGTTTTAGAATTTGCCGAAGCGTTGAATTGCCCCGTCTCTGAAATATCGCCATCTGTCGCCAATCAGCTAGAAGCAGCAGCCGAGGGGTTATCAGTAGCCAGTAAGATCGCTTACAAAACAGCAAAGAAAATTACTGGTAAAAACGTGGTTGATATTTTAAAACTCATTCTCAAAGGCAAAAAGCCCACAAATGTTGAAGATTTTGAACATTGTGGCGCAGATCACGGGCCAAATACTTATTGCCTAGTTGTACAGGGCGACGCTATGAGTCCCATTTTGCCGCCAGGAACACTTGTGTTCGTGGACACTGACGAAAAACCAGAAGTCGGGAAACCTTGCGTTATCTTAAAAGGTAAAAAAGTCGTTTTTGCCACTTGGAAAGGTGACGATTACGCTGGTTTCGAGAATTTGGAATACCCCACTCCTCGCGTTTTTGCGTTATCGAAAAGTGATGCCGTTGTAGGGAAGATAGTCGAAGCGCGTCATAACTTTTAAAATTTTTTGCTGATATGTATGAGTGTTACTCATTATCAAAGATAATGGGTTATATCCATGCACAGTATTTCTGTGCACACATGAGGTTTATATATGAGCAAAGACAACACGCCCGGCAACGTGCCAATGGGGAAAAGCGAGTACCGTATGGTGGTGGCGAGAGTTAACGATTTTCGCACAAATCCAGATACCGCTAACTGGACGATCAAAACAGAAGAAATTTTGCATGAAATCGGGGTTTGCGCCTCATTCAAGACCACCATAATTGATGATGAGGGGCGAGAGCGAGGCAATGGTCATGCTTGGGACGCCCACAACCACTCTTCCAAACACAAGAAAAGTTACTACGAGCTGGCAGAGACCTCCTCAATAGGTCGTGCTTTAGCCAATATTGGCTTGGCTGGCTCCGACGAGTACGCCTCTGCCGACGAAGTTTTCTACGCGATGCAAGCGGTAACAGGTGAGCTAAATGTTGACCAGGCGCTAAAAGAGCGCCCTGTCAACGAACCCCCTGCCCTTCATGTCGTCGAAACAAAAGAGCCTGATCCTGACCGACAAGAAATATTGAATGAACAATTTAGAAAATACTCAGCGCTACAAAAAGAAGTCAAGAAACCTACATTCGAAAAACACATGGAAAAATTTAAGGCATCTTTAAGTGAAGATGAGTTAAGAACTTTCCAGCCCTATATAGACGGATGGATGAAACGATATGAGAGCTGATAATCCTTTCCATGAGCCTGACAATGACCCAACGCGCATTGGTTGTATCACCGCCAGCGATCTCCTCGACGCGTTAAAAACAGCAAAAGGTCGCAAAACGTATGTTTACAAAAAAGCGACAGAGCGAATCACGAAAGAAACTAAGCAAGGTTTCATAAGCGCAGCTATGGTACGAGGTCAAGAGCTTGAGGCCGAGGCAAAACACGAATTAGAAATATTTAGCGAGAGACAAGTAAAAGATTTTAAACCCGCATTTATTAAACATGAATTGCTTAAAGGTTTTGGCGCCTCACCTGACGGATGTTGGGCAGATGAAAACACGTTGATAGAAATTAAGTGTCCAGAAAATCCAGCCTACCATTTAGACACAGTTAACGAAAAAATTATTAAACCAGAATATCAAACACAAATGCTCGCGCAATTATCGGTTATGCGTTCACGTGGGTTTGATCGTTGTGATTTTATTTCTTATTACCCAGCCTTGCGTAATGACGGATCGCATTTTGCTGTTGTCAGTTTTGTGCCTTCTCTTGAAGAAATTATGGAGTTAGAGGAAAAAGTGATGGTGCTGAACGATGAGATAGAAGAGGCCATCAAAAAAGTGCAAGCGCGAAAAAAAGCTATTGTTAATTATTTGAGGAGGACTAATGCTAAAAAATAAAAACGATGAAGAAATAAGAGAGATAGCGCTTAACAAAGATGACATGAGATTGTTGTTTAATGTGCTAAATAATTTTTATCGGCTTTGTCGAGGTCATAAAGATAATTTAACGCCCATCGATTTTGTTAAAGCAAAAGAACTTAGAGAAAAACTATCGCTGTGTTTTGACGATGTAATGGTGTTTGAAAAGCCAGGAGAAAAAGAACGAGAAATATCTCAGGTAGAGCTGCAAGACACAATCGATGATATGACTATCGTGCATGACCATTTAGATGACAAAAATTGGTCTATGGCTGAACCAGAACAATTTATTAAACGACATCAAGTTGAACCAGACATTTGCAGAGTTGGAAATGTTGAGCAACTAAAACGGCGGTCAGTGGCAAAAATGTTGATAAACGGCAAAATTTCAAAAACAGAAAGCGTAAAACACTAACTAAAGGAAACATAAATGAATAAAGCAATGATAATGGGGAACCTTGGAAAAGACCCCGAGCTAACACAATCGAAAGCGGGTTTGCCAATTTGCAAATTCCCAATCGCAACTTCACGCAAAGTTAAAGACGAAGAATATACAACCTGGCATAACGTCACAGCTTTTGGTCGGACTGCTGAAATTCTCGGGCAGTATATGGAGAAAGGTCGCAAGCTACTTGTCGAAGGAAGAATCGAAAACGGATCGTATGATAAAGAAGATGGCACGAAAGGCTATACGAGTGAGATTATTGTCGATCAATTTCACTTTGTGGGGAATAAGCAAGATGGTGTAGAATCTGCACCCCAACCTGGCTCATTTCCTTCTCAAGAGCCAGCACAAACACAGGGGGTTGATTTAGAAAGCCCCCCGTACTAAATGCGGTGGCGAGTCGGGGCGTCGTCGCTCCTCGGCAGTCAGCAATGACTGTGGAAAATTGCCAAAGGCCAATGAGGGAGGTGTCCCAAGTTGGCCGTCCCCGGCACGATTTACCCGACGCTCATCGCCGCAAAGACATTATCGACAAGCAAGCCGAGCTTGGCGTTTATGTCTTCATGCCGCTAAATTGTATCTGTAGATGCGGGTTTGATTTTGTAGACTATCCAAAGGCTTACACGACATTTATCACAGGTTGCCCGAAGTGTTTTACGAGTTATGTGGAATGATTTATGAGTGATTTCGTCACTAAAAAAAAGTTTGCTAAAGATACAGGCGCCTCTGTACGAACTATAGAAGGTTGGATATACTCCCGAAAATGGATACGTGGTATTCATTATGTGGTTGTCGGCAAAACAACCATGATTGACAAAAACGAGGTAAACACATGGCTACGAAAACAGGATTCCCTGGCGTCCAGATTAACAACGGTCGAATCAGAATTAGAATTTCACAAAACCAAAACGGAAAGCAAACAAGACTTGAGTTCTATATGCCAGGCGACCTTGGCATCCCCACACAAACTAATTTAGAAACTGCTTCTCGCTTACGCAAAAAAATATTGGCTGATATTGCTGATAAGACTACGCAGTTTAATAAGTCAGTTATAGAAAAAACATATTTTAACAAANANACTCAGCAAAAAATCGAGCCTTTAGCGGCTGATTCTTTTGCTNGCATAAGTCAGCAATGGTGGAAGTGGACAAAAGCAAAATCTGAAAAAGGAATTAAAGGTTACAAANANAGCACTGTAACGGGTGACAAGCAAATAATGAATGCGGTATGGCTACCTTTGTTNGGCGATCTACCCATCAACAAAATTAGTTATGANGATGTGCATNAAGCTGTACGNAATACAAANAAAGAGTACATGACTGATACGCTNCGAAATCATGTTTCAGCNTTAAAAAAAGTTTTTNCGTTTGCCGANTNAAGAGTTACGCATACCAATTAGACCAAACCCTTGCGTTGATATGACCTATCCTGAATGCGGCGAGGTGTCTGTCATAAAACCAGAAGAGATAAAAGAACCTTGGCGCCCTGTTGAGTTGGCGGCTGTCTTTAAAGAGCTTGAAAAAGAAGATTTGCAAGTTAGAGCTTACTTCACTGTATTCCGTGGAACGGGTATGAGAACCAGTGAAATACTGGCGCTAGAAATTAACGATATTGAAGACGACGAATTGTGGGTTACAAAAGGAGTTGTTAGAGGTCAGTTAGAAAATAATACGAAGACTTGGGTTAATCGTCGAGTCTATATGCAGCCGCAAGTGTTAAATATTGTGAACCAACTGATCGAACGAACCTTGAATAGAAACGTCGTTAACATAAATCGCACCGACTACATTTTTCAAAATGAAAACGGTGAAAAACATAAAAGTGCAAGATACTTTAATAAGCGTTGGAGAGCTGCGGTTGATCGAGCAAGAATTAGCCGGGAAGAAGGAAAGAAACTTTATAGCACTTTAAAGCGCCGGGGAGTAAAAGCCGAGCTTATCGAATGTTATCTTCACGGCAAAATTCCTTATCGCAAGCCCTATAAGTTGAGACACACTCGCGCCTCAGAATTAGTTAGTAGAGGTGTTGTCGAGGAAGGAGCCATACAATTAGGTCATGGCGTTAATATGTTCATCAAAAGATATGCGCAGCAGATTAAAGAAATGGAAGACAAAAAAAAGGATAGATCAAAACTAATTAGTGAGGAGAAAATCTCGTGAACGAAGAAAAATTGATGGAAATAATAGATCAAACTAATTCATTAGATGAGTACGAACGCAAACAATTAGTTATAGCGCTCATGGGTACTTTGTTAACCCCAGAATCAGCAAAGGAAGCTGGAAGCTATGCTGAACTAGCAAGCAAGTCTAGTTTACGTCGCTATCACTATTGAAACCCCACGCGGATTTAAAAAACCCCACGCGGATTCAAAAACCCCACGTGATGAGAACAAACCTGTACGCACCTGTACGCGTTAGGAACAAAACAAAAAAGGGACAAAAAAAGGGACAATTTCGATTTTCAGCCACAAAAAATATTTGCGTATATCTGCAAAACTGATCTAAACAGTTGATAATAAAGGAAAAAAGAGTGGCGTCCCCTAGGGGTTTCGAACCCCTGTTGCCGGGATGAAAAAATGGTGTATAGAAAATATGGGTATTTATGGGTATGTAAAACTGCTTAAATATCAATCATTTAAAAATTGATATACCTAGACATACTCACAAATTCTTACCCGTTACAGATAAAAAGGGACAAGAAAAGGGACAAATATTGAGATGTGTTGAGAAGTGTTGAGATGTGTTGAGTTACTTTTAGCCGCTATGGTCGTTCTTCTTCACCTTTTTCGTCGAACGGATTAACCGCGTGAATTAAAGGATTATAGATATAAGGTTTAGCGCCGTATTTAACTAAAGTTTGATAGGCCCAACCTGACCAAGTTCTTGCTGCTTCCTCCGTCATGCGTCCAGCCTCATCAACTGCAAATAGCGAGTCGAGTTTTTGGTCATCAAAAATAGCTTCACGCAGATAACGAATTGTCGGATCATTAACACTCCCTTTAAAAGTTTCCTCAAACGCTCTTGAAACTCGATTTGCAAGCATTAAACTACCGCCCATCGACATTGACCCGGCACTACCACCTATCAACGCACCAGAACCCGCGACGATGCCGCTAAAGATTTTACTGGCTAAATCTGAATCTACTCTCGACGTTGCAGTTACGTCAATATCCATACGTTTTTCTACCCGCAAAGCGGTAAATCTTATCTTATTAAAATGCTGTAATTGTTCGTCAGTAAACAACTGATTCATTAGAGACTCAACGTGTGGCTGGCTCATTAAATTATTCATTTTTGAACCGCTGACTACTTGCTCCAATGTATCTATTGTTTTTGCGCTACCATAACTGTTAAGCAATATGTAGTCAGCAAATGCTTGTCGTAGACCTAAGAGCGCATTACCACTTTCATCCTCTTTTGCGGCTCGTATAGAAAAGGCCATGTCACGCGTAGGGTTAGGGCTATCTATAATCGTCGCAACTGCATTTCTGACGTTCTGGTTAAGAAAGATATTAGCGTGCGTCATAGCTGGCTCGAAGGCCGCTGTAATGGCGTCCTCTCGCAGCTTTGCCATATCTCTTGTTTCAACAGCTTGCTGTAACCGTGATTTAAGTCCTGGCAACCCTTCAAGTATCTCTTGATTGCCGTTTAAAAAACTTTCAGCCGCTTGCACATTGAAATTATCCTGATCCATCATATTGAAAAGAAGATAATCTTCTACGGCTTTAACAACCGCAGGGTCTTGTTCACCCGCAGCAAAATCAAACTTTGGTGTTTCACCAGGCGGTGTTTTTGGCTGCAACCCTGATGCTGTCATTATCTGTTCAAGGTTTTCTCGCGCACCTTTTTGGTCAAACATTCTTGCCGTGTTTAGCGCTTCTGTAGGCGCATTCACGGGTTGACCAGCCGAATTACGCAGATACATATTAGCTATAGTATCGTTGCGGAAAACCTCGTTAAAAGACTTTGAAAAGGCGACAGCTTCGTTGACTGCGTTTTGAACCTCGGGAGCGTGCAGTTCGAGTTCTTTTTGCATTGTTTTGCCTAAAGCCTCAACCATTTTATCAGCCCAATGTGCGACTTGGTAATCAACCCTATCCCCTGTTCTTGCATCACGGCTTATCCCCCGCAATTCTTTAAGGATACTCATTGACTCATCGATGGTAATGTTGTCACCTATAATCGGGACGTTTGTACCATATTTCTTTGTTAAAGATGGTATCTCGGGTAATTTATACCCCATTCTTTCAACTTGATTAGCCTCTCGACGAATACGCGTATAGGTTTGTAAGAAAGGAGCGCTATCAAATGAAATTTTAGGCTCAATCTTTGTTACCTTTTCTGTACCGTCTGCAAGTGTCTCTACTTCTGTCCGTTGTCCCAACTCTTTAATATTGTTGTACAGAGCTGTCTCTGTATCTCTTGCCGCGTGAAGATTGTCATCAATCCTTGAAAACACAATGCGATTAGCATTTGCCTCGGCCAACTCTGGCGAACCTATTTTGTTGATAAGGTCTTGTGATTCTTTTGCGGCTGCTTCCATTAAGCCCTGAAATTGAGCGTCATAGTAGTAACCTAAGTTTTGCATATACTGGCCGTAACTGGCGGCACTGGTATTAGTAATATCAAAACCGTCTACAACTAATCTGTTGAGCGATTGTATGCGCCTTTGTGTTTCATTAGTCAGTTTTGTTTCGCTTGCATGATCTAAAATTTGCTGCTCAATCTGCATCAACTCTGCGCTATCAGCTCTCATTGAAGGAGTCATTATTTCCGATGCGCCTTCAAGCAACTCCTCTTCTCTGCTGGCTTTAATATCGGCGACAAGCGGAGAGTCATCTGTTAGTCCTACTTTAGAAAAAAACTTTTTTCCTCGTTTTTCTGGATTAAACAAGGGTGTACCGCTCCGCATGTTGTCAACGGCTTGCCTTGCTCTATCCACGTAAGAATTAATTAAATTAAATGTTGTGTTCAGCGGCTTTATTTCCATGAGCGCTTGTTTAGTCGCACTAACACCTATCTCTGCAAACCCGCCAGTAAACTCACCAATAAATCGCGCTGTATCGGAATCAGGATTTATCTTTAACGCAACCTGGGCGCCTGTTTCCTGTAAAACGGTCGGTAATATTGTTCCTTGAGCATAATAACCAGCACGATTCGTTTGGGTATAAGTNGCCAGGTCATCAANNAAGNNTTTAAATTTATTNCGNAAACCCTCCGTTCCGGCGCGTCGCGGATCGTAAGTAAGCATCTTTGAAAGTTTTAGCGCTCCTTGTTTAACGCCAAATGTCATGCCTAAATTCTCAAAAAATTGCTCAACCATTGTCTCTGACATTGGACTAGCCGCCACACGATCACCAGATTGCAACAAACCTTCCATGACGTTTTCGCCAAAGCTATCTCTCTCCCGCTGAAAATTTGCCATCGTCAATACTTGTTCGGCTTGTTGTAACTCAGGCGTTACACCAGTTAACGTACCAGGCGGTGTTAGAAAACCTCTTTCCGGCCTAACATCGCCAGCACTTCGAGGCACGAAATTCGACATCGTTAATCGGCCTTCATTAACTGCCGCTTGCAGTCTCGCTCTGTCTTCGGTTTCGCGCCTAAGAGCGGCTTCCTCGACAGTTTCTTGTCGTTGTGCGTCACCAAAATTAATCTGTGGTCGATTGTCTGCCATAACTTTACCTATCAGTTTAAGATCGGTGTATAACCGCCGTTTACTAATTTTTGTACAACTCTTTGCTCTAACTGTGGATTCGCTTTACCCCACGCTGCAACTCGATCAGGTCGTAGAAGATTAACTTCGTTAATCTGCGCGGGTGTCATTGCGTCAATCATTTGTTCATCCCAGTGGTTAGGGCTGATATACGCAGGAACATCCAACAAAGAGCGCACACTGTTAATTGAGTTAAGTTGTTTTTGCAAATCATCCACTCGGCTCGGAGCGAGTGCGGTTGATGCTTCTTGCGCTACACTTTTTTGCATTCTCTCAAGCTCAGTATCTATAATTAACGCTCTTGCTTTCCACGCATCCATTGAAGAAAAGATACTTGAATCTAATTGATGCAAGGTATCTATCATTTGCGCATCGAGATTACTCATTCTTTCCTGATTAGCAGAAAAAGCTGTTCTCATTTGCGCTACTGCTTGCTGCAACTCTGCTAACGCTTCTGTTCTTACTGTATTTACTTCTATTGGAAGACCGAATCCTTGGGCCGTTCTTTGAATAAAATCAGGCGCAATATTGACAAAACCTGTCAACATATCAGCTTTGCTCCACAAGCCGGGACTTTCTCTATTGATTAATACTTGATTTACTTGCCTAGGGACTGCAATGCTTCCAGCGGTTGCAGCTCCTTCTCCTCCACCAGCTAACGCGTTAGCAATGGCGGCTGGATTGTTATTGACGATTGTTCGTCCATCCTCTGTCGTAATTATTTCCACATTGCCCAAAACGTAGCTCGTTGCCAGGTTTATTGCTTTTTGTTCGTCAGAAAATAAGGGCTTGCCATCTTCACCTGTGACAGCCATTAAACCAGTGGCAAAATCTTCTATTTTCGCCTGTTGTTTTTCAGCAATACTTCCTTCTTCTTCCAATACCTTAATTGCGTTTAATGTTTCTGATAACGGTATCCCTGCATCACCCGCTAAGTGTAAAATTCGATTAGCTAGCTCAGAGTTTTGTCCCATCGCTACCAGGTGCATAAACTCAGCAGAGGCTTTTTCTTTTTCTTCATCCGCTTTTCTGGCGGCAACATCTAACAAATAGTTAGCTTGTTCTATATTATATTGCCCTGTTTTAATAGCCATACCATGCTGATCTCTTAACATGGCAAACTCGAACTCTTCATCGGCCTGAGTTTCGGTCGCTTGGTTTGATCTGACTAATTCACCAAGTCGGGCAGTATCAAGCGCTAAGTTAGAGGTGGTCATACGATTGTCAAATTTTCGCTGTAACTCATCAGACTCAAATACTTGCTTATCAAAAGCTAGCCTGTCATCCAGCCTTTTATTATCAGCAGCAGTATCCGCTTGCCTCATTGCTAGCTCTTCATCTGCACGCACATTATCGGCTTCAAGGTTAGCGATTTCAGCCTCGCCTCTGGCTTTAGCAATTTCCGCGTTTAAATTATCAATTATAGTTTGCTGCTCCCTTCTTTCTATTTCGCTTACTGTATTTCTCTGCTTTCGTTGTAACTCAGCTACGTCCATTTGCATATTGTGAATATGTTGCTCTTTAGCCATTCGATCAGCGCTTTGCTGTCTCCTCAAAACACTTGCTCGATCTCTTGCTAGCCCCGCTCTACCCTCAAGACCCTGCCCTCGGTATATATTACTAATCGCTTCAAGCCGACTTATCTCTTCCATCTCAGGGTCAAGCGCTTGTATTTGTTCATAGGATTTTTCGGTTGGCGTTTGTAAGCCTAATCCAACTCGCGCATATTCAGGAGTGCGTGCTATAGTGCCTAAAGCGCTTCTCGCTAACATTCCTCCAGGTCTATTAGGGTTTATACCCAACGTGTTGATTAAACTGCGTTCACGCTGTTGTACGCGCCTCAGATTTTCCTCGGCAGGGTCAACAATCAACTCGCGTCTCATTTGACTTTGTATTGGCGTTAAATTAATACCGTTAGCCATGATTAGCCGCCTCCTGTATTTCGGGCGTAGTTACCAGAAGCCAGAAAATCAAGTAAAGATTTAACTCCTTCCTGGCGTAGCGTAGACGCTAGCTCTTCTGTGCCTAAATCGTAATCCAGCATATTGCTTAACAGGTCACGTTCGTAACCCGCTAATTGTCTTCTCATGAGTGAGTCTTGGTCGGACATTTGTATAGCTGGCTGTGTCAATCTGCCAAGGTTCATATCAGCAAGCATACTGTCACGTAACGCTTGCGAGGATATTTGTGTGCCGACACGTTTTTGGTCAAGCTCTTGACCCAAGGCCCGAGCAACCATTTCAGATTGCAGTCCTGTATCAGCGCGTGCTTGGCCTAGAGCGGCCAGCCGCGCATTGGCTAATTGATTAGCCTCATCCCGAGCCAGCCCCATTGCCGCCACAGCGTTTTGCGCATTTTGTTCTTGTATCGCTTTTTCAAGAGCAAATTCCTCTGGGGAACCGCCATACCCTGCCGTTTGTAAACCTTGACGACCTTGTGAAATGAGAGCATCACGCATCGAATCTCTTTCTCTTTGCTGGTTAGGGTTACTTAAAGCATTGAGTCGATCTAATATTTCTTGCTCTCTAGTGCGTCTGTAATCTGCTGTAAAAGGTTCTGTAATATTCGTGCTGTCAGCGTATCTATTTTGTAAAGCACCGAGAAAACCACTATCCTCGTTTATTCTGTTCCCAGCAGCATCCTGAACTCCGCTCAACAAATTCATCATCCCTTGCCTATCTCTGGCCGGATTAAAACTCGTTTCTCCTGTAACCGGGTCTGTCGTTCTGCCAAATATTTCGTTGTAACCGTATTGGCTAGCACCAGATAAATTATCTTGTAATGTGCTGTAAGGACTAGACAACCCGTAAGCGAGTTTTCCTGTATCATCCACTGACACAGTACCAATTCCGCTCGTTGTGCTAAAAGGAGTAAATTCTAAATCGGTTCCTAATTGATCTTGAAAATCTCTGATAGTTGATTTAGCTGTATCGCCTAACCCTTCTATTCTGTCTGCCGCTGATTCAGCTAACGCAACACCGCCTAGAGCAGCACCAAGGTTTCGCACACCTTTCCAACTGCTTTTATCATCAAAGAAATTGCTTACACTATCTTGCCATCCCATCAGAATGTACCTCCATCGACTTTACCAATCGTCGTCGCACCCGTCACATTGAGGTTCGCTACAGTTACAGTACCCGTAAAACTCGGATTCGTAATGTCAGCTTTACTGTTTACCGCCACTTCTATTGCATCGTATTCAGCGTCGATTTCCTGGCCTTTAACAACCTTTAAAACCGAGCCGCTTACCAGGCTATCTTTAGAGCTGAAATTAGTCAGTTTCGTATATTGTGACACCTTAAAACCTCCTCACTAAAACATTCGTCCAACAAGACTCTGCACATTGAGTTGTTGGATTGCTATTTCTTTGCCGTTTACCGTAGTTTCCAAACCGATTTGTACAACGCTACCACTACCGCCAGCGTTAATTCGATGTGTATTAATCAACACAGGGGACGTTGAATATTCTGCTCCTGAGTTATACTCATCGATGTTATATTGAGCCGCGTTGATTGTAGGTAACGAAAAAGCCCTTTTCGTGTAATCAGCTTTGTAATCATACGCGTATTGCAAACTGACTCTCGCATCCGATCCATGAAATGTAGTTAAGTTAATTTTCTTTAAAAACTTAATCCGTGAACTATCACCAAAATCCATCGGATGAGAGAAATAAGACATTACATAACTGCTACCGTTATCTGTTTGTGTTGCATATTTGGCGATACCAGTAGCAACCCCTATATATAATTCCTCGTCGTCAAAGACAGACATTGATAATGGCTCAATGTTGCTCCAGGTTGTTGCTCTAAAACTGCCATTTTCTAAGGGGAATCGTGTATCAAAAACAAATAGCGCAGCAACACCAGTAAACGCACAGACAATAAATGCGTTGGTTGGATCAAAAACCATTTTTAAATTATCACCGTCGCTTGCTAAAAAGTTTTTTATGTCAAAATTTATATTGCGACTAATATCACCTATTGGCGAAGACTTTTCTTGTATCGTTCGTCCTAAACTTCTTATACCCGAATGATCGCCAAAAATTATATCTTTACCTGTGTTAACTACAGCATCACGATTTACAGCGCCGATATTGCTTACTACATCTGAAAGCGTCATTGAAGTCGGGTCATTAGCTCCGGCATATATCAATATGTTTTGTTTACCAAAAATAATTAACAAATTGTTGTGTGCTGCTACTGCTGTTATTACATCGTAACCACTCGGCCAAACAGTCGTAAGATCGAGCGATCCGCTTGTTCCTGTTGACCAATCAAGACCATTTAATGAATCAGACCAATATAAAGTTTTCTTATCGTTTATTGTGTCAGCCGCCCAGACACGACCGTATGCCGCAAGGCACACATGAGCATCAGGCGCCACACCCGCAACACTTGGATGTGTCGCTATTGTGGACAAGGTGCTTGTGTTGGCGTCGTAGACGAGAGGTTCGTGATTACGCTGGAACAAATAATGACGATTGTTCAGCGTGCAAGCAGACCAATTATTTGCGGTTATTGTGTAACCTGCTGGCGTTGTATCTGCTAATGTAGTTAAGCCAGTAAATAATTTGAGATTACCGCCTGATAGAACAACCTTCGTCCCGTTTTGCTGCACAAATTCACTTATATGCTCTATCCCGTTGCTTGTACCGAGCAGACCAGCTCCGTTTGTGCTTTGCATTTCATGGCCTTTTCGAGCAGCAATACGGCCCTGCTTGTCAATAATGGCATTGTCAGCAATAGCAGCGAACGCTTGGGATTGCATTAACGGAGAATCTTGCGTGTTAATGCCACCAAAACCGGGGGCTGCTATCGTAATGTTTTGTAATTGTTGTGCCATATTAAACTCGGTAGTAATACATTTCGTCTTGATAGCGATTAGCGTCGATAGCTATTGCATCATTTAAAGCGGCGTTAGCTACTCCAAATTGTTCAGCAGCGCTTTGTCCACCCGTTTCGCCACGTTCGCGTAACGCCATACCAAAAGCCATCTGCATTACAGGATTGCTTGGTATCGTTAAAGTCGTGCTATCTGCACTCAAATCGGCTTGCGGTATGACTAAATCAAAATTTAACGTCTCTACTGCGTCGGGAGTAGGGTATACCTGGATAAGCAAATCGCCAGCACTATTGACTCCATTAAACATGAAATCGGTAACACTACCGTCTGCTGGCGTGTTTAAAACTGTATTGTCATTGAAAAAATGTTTCGGGCGTAAGGTTAGATATTGGTTAGTTGTGTCATTTAAACCTTGCTCTAAAACAGCGTTTTGTTTTGCCCCTGTTAATGTGTAATTAGTTGTTCCTACATTAGTTGATAAAGTTACAGTTGTGCGTAGCGCACTCCATTTGTGCGCTAGCTCAACTTGTTTTTTTGCGTCATTAACGAACTCCCCAACTAACTGACTGTAATCAGTTTCGTTAGCGGTCGTTACCGTATCTTCTCGTAATCGTCGTAACACGCCATTAATAAGGTCTAAATATGTCATATAAATAACCTACTCATAAGTCCCGTTGGGTCTAACCTAATTCTTTCTAAATCAGTCCTGAAAATTGAGTCGTTTACTGGTCTGCTTGAGGCTACTTGATTGAGCAATTCTTTTTTTTCGCCATCACCCGGCCCTGATCCGCTTCCTATTCCTGTACCCACACCTATCCCTGTTCCACCGTCAGGGTTTTTTTGCGGGTCGGAAGTTGTTTTGACTTCCTGATTGCCTACAACACCGCTTTTAGAAACATTACCTCCGACAACACCGCCTACAGCAGCACCAGCGCCAGCACCACCTGGCACATTACTGGCAGGATTAACGCCAGCAACATTATCATTAGCAAGCTGTCCACTCGCTGCCGCTGCGCCAGCTTGCAGCCCCGTGTCCGTATTACCATCGCTAATTTGTTGACCTGCTGCTTTTGCAAGAGCCGCTTGTTGTTTCGCTATTGATTCTGCCGCAGCATCATCGTTTTTCTTTTTTATATCCTTTGCTGCATCCATTACAGCTTTATTTGCTTCGATAGAGCCTTTACCAAATATGTCAGCGGCTTTTTTATGCACCACTGAAAAATCTATATTTCCAGCTAATACATCATTTCGCACAGCAGACCACGCATCATTTTTGTCTTTTTCTGACGTAAACTTATCTTGCCCACCATGCTCTAAAAAATAACCGCCATTTTTAGCTCCTACTCTTGGCATAATTACCGCAGTTTCGCCGTCTTTAAAAACTTTGCCATCAGCCCCAAACACTTGTCCTTTTTCTATTGCATCGCCTGTTAAAATACGAGTGACGTTGCCGTTTGCGTCTTCTTGAAAATAGCCTTCCTGAAAAGAATCTGTTGCAGCGTCATATACCCACGAATATTCTTCCGCAGAATCGACCGAGTTACCCATGCTGCTCAAAGTCGCAATAGCCGCATCAGCCCCAGCCGCATCACTCGTAATTGAAGTATCAATATTGTCACTCAAGTCATCCGCAGATAACGCGTCATCGTCATTTGTAATCGCTGCAAGATCATCTGTGTTGCTTGATGCGGCGTCTGTACCACCAGCGTCAGTTTTTTCCACTATTTTTATACGTTTACTTAATAAACCCCCAGCATCAGAACCCTTGCCTATTATGTCCAAAGAGGCTACGTCGTGATAAATTCCAGCATTAGTTAGCACTTGAGAAATAGCTGCTTTTTTTTGGTCGGCGTTTAATGGTGCTCTTTGTATATCGCCAATCTGTGCATCAAATTTGTCGTAATCTTCTTGCGTAATTTCTGCTGGGTTATTGACTGCATAATCAACATTGTCTTGAAATGTTTTAGCTGCATCCAAATCTTGAGCCTGACTGATCGCTCCGGCTAAAGAATCTGAATTTGCTTGTAATCTTGATAACATACCAAGATTGTCCTGAATGTTGCCGCCTGGTATGTCATAACGTCCATCCATCCCGTCATAAGTAGCACGACCGCCACTACCACCAAGATTGTAGGTAGTAACTCTTCCGGTTCTTCCTGTTCTGCTTAATATTGATCCCATTATTTTGTTGAACTCCCTGAAAACCAAAATGCGGCCATAGTGCCAAGTATCCCTGATAACTGACCGAGCACCAACGAGATAATAGTCTCGTCGTTGGCATCATGAGGCATGAGAGTCACGGTCATTACATACGCCCCATATAGTATTAACGCCAACACTCCAAACA